ATCTGTTTCAAAGCCAATTCAACATTATCAAAATACATTAATAAGATAGTTTCTATTTCATTATGACATTGTTCTGCACATTCTTCAATTGTTTTATTTCCTCTAATTGAATTACATTTATTATGCGCTAAACGTAAATTACATAAATCTCTGGTACCACCAAAACTTTTTGGTACAATATGATCTATAGTAGAACGTAGAATGTGAAATAATTCTGGAATTTGTTTAACTTTAACTCCTGGAAATAATACAGGAAATCCACAAAGATGACAATTAGGATTTTGACTCAATAAAATTTTTCGTTTAAAATTACCATTTGCCATATTTTTTTAATTTTGTAATAAATTAAACAGTCCTCTCTACATTTTTAGAATATCAAAAACGGTACCACTTGTCAAGAACTAAATAGCTCGATGCCTATATTTGTTGGTTTAGACCTTTCCTATGTGAGTCCTGGACTTTGTCTGTTTGATAGCAAACATAAGCAATTTGATTGGAAACATTGTAATTTTTACTCATATGGTACATATTCTCTACCATCATTCAAAAATTTCAATTTCATCCAAAGTACTGATGATTGGATAAACGATATTGACCGCTATAAACGCATTGTAGACTGGATAAATGATTGTTTACCTCTCCATAATAATATTATCGTTACCATGGAGGGTTATTCCATGGGTTCAAAGGGTAAAGTATTCGCAATAGCTGAATGTGGTGGTTTGGTAAAGTATAATTTCTATACACGTAATATAAAATACAATCTTGTTTCACCAAATAATGTAAAAAAATTTGCAACTGGTATTGGTAAAGGTAATAAAGAACCTATGTTTGAAGCTTGGTTAAAAGAAACATCCTTTGATTTGAAAGATTACATTCAACCCAAAAGAAAACTTGGCTCACCAACAACCGATATCATAGATTCATACTGGTTATGTAAAATGGGTTATATTAACGTAATGAACCAGTAATATATAAATAGTATTCCTTTTCACAATTTTCTGAACATAACATGGTTCTACCATTATAACAATAACATCCACAATTCATACACCTACCAGTAGGCCTATTTTCTTCCGGTATTTCATAGTATGTTTCAATACATGTAAATCCATAATATAATGTATTGTATTGTGATGCTGTTGGATCTATGATTTTATTTTTTTGGGGTCCGCAACCACCAATGAGCACGTACCAAACCACTTTTTAACAATACTTCACCAGCACATCGGATTAATTCTGGAAATACTTGTTGCATTTCTAAAGTCCATTCAGCACAATTTCCTGATGGATCTTCATCCCGTAATTTGTTTTCAATCCAATTTAGGTATCTCGGATTCATTTTCTTCTATTGGTTCAAAAGTATCAGTCTTTAAAAAGGCCAAAAAATTTTTGTCATAATCCGTAAAGTCATCATTTTTTACAGATTTCGATTCTTGAGATATTGGTCCTTCAAAAAAACCTTCATCTTCACTGAATATATCATCTTCCATATTATTCCTCAATTGTTAACTTATGAACAAATTTCCACTTAACTTCAAAATGTTCTTCTAAATTTGTATCCTTCAATACATTTAGAATTTCTTGACCAATTACCTTTCTACCATCTGTTAAGTGTGGATTATCACAAGCAATTTCCATTTCCAAAACAGGTTTGTGTTTTTGGATGCTAATTCCGTTCACACATGTTAGATTATGAACGGAATTAGCTAATGTTTGTACCAGATGGTCAAGGTTTTTCATAATAAATTTCACCAAAACTAGTTATTTCAGCAAATGTTGAAAAAAACGGGTGGGTGCCCGTTTTAATGAGCACCCTTTGCAGCAACCTTCTTCTTTACAACAGGCTTTTTACCAGTAGACTTTGCAGTGGTCTTTCCCTTTGCCTTTGAAACTACCTTTTTCTTGTTAACAGGCTTCTTTGTTTCTTGCGCGGTCGGTTCCGAAACAGGTGTTTCTGCTTGCATTTCTCCTGCAGGTGTTGCCACAACAGGTTCCTGCGTTTCAGTTGATGTTGCGACCATTTCGGTGGTTTCCATCTTCTTGGACTTACGAGTTTTCTTCGGTTTTTGTTCGGCTTCCGGAACATCTTCATCCATTACCGTAACTTCTTTCGAAATATCGTAAAAACCACGGAGGGGTTTACCATCTTCACCAACAGCCTTAAACTTCAGATTCTTGGTGATAAATTGTGGAGTGGAATTCAGGTTGTACTTCTCATGTTGAAATTCCTGAAGTTCCTTTCGTCCAACAATCGTCTTAGGAGCAAAAAACTCGCGGGCATCCATCAAAACTTGATTCTGCCGCTTTGAAACTGTCAATGTATCAATCATTTTCTTTCAATCTATCCTTTTCACTTTTTTAAAATTTGTTCTGTAGAACTTTTCTTGTCTACGTTTCTAATCTTAACGCGGTTGGTCTCCATTGTCAACAAATTTTTTGGATATTTTCCAATTTTTTTTATTAGAATGGTCACAAAAGATTTTTCTTGCATTTTTGGATCCCTACCATATAATAATGATATGAAAAGAGCATACCTAAAACAAGTTTTAAAAACAATAGCAGAAGGTGGAAGAGTCGAATTTGCTTGGAACACAATGACCGCAACATTATATAACAGTCAAAATGAAGCTTGGAGAATAGATGGAAGATGCTACCATGCTTTTGTATACAATCCAACAAATCTTGAAAATGTGAAACGATTGGAAACTGGTTCAACTGATGAAAAAAATTTGGTAATTATTTGGAAAAAGTCTTGACAAATGGTACCGAATTTGATATCTTTAAAGCATAAAGCATTATCCGAATCTATTTGTGAGATAAAAAACAATGGTACAACGAGGCCCAATACAAACAAATTATGAAGTAGATGATGAAATTGTACTCATTCATCCCTATTATGGATTTCGTTTCGGATTCATCAACGAAGTAATAACACCCGGAAAACTGTATTGTATTACTCTTTACGGTTATCATAATCCAAATGTGGATTTTAGTATTACAGAATTCATGAAAGGTACCATTCCCAGTTTCAGATCCAAAATTATTTCGGATTGATAAAATTTCAATCACTTTAAAACAAGAAGATTAAGTAATTTTTACAACATTCTCGGTATATTCTGGGTCTTATCAACATAAGATCCAGGATTACCTTTTTTTATTTTACCTAACACTTCCCTTCGGAATGCTGAATCTGCTTTATGGATTCCTAAACGAACAGGATCTCCTATATTGACAGCAGAAACATACTGTTCTATATTGTAAGTATTACAGTTAGGGCAAGGATCTTTAGTAGGTAAGGAATGGTCCGTAATAGGTAAACGTTTTTCAAATTCAGTATTACATTGTTGGCATCGATATTGATAAAATGGCATTTCAATGAGTATTTAAAGGCAAAAAATTTAGGCAGCATCTTTTCTTATCAAATGCTGCCTTTCGGAGGTTATCAGAATCTTTTAAATTAATCAAATTATTGGGTATCCATGACAAGTGTTTGTCCTTCAAAATCGGAAATATCAGTAGCTTCTGATTCATCAATATAAAATATCTTTTTAATTGAAAGAAATCCACTTTCAATTCCAACTCTAGCTGTCATGGCTAATTCAGTTTGACTAAGGGTCTTTAAATGATTTAAAAGATCCTGATAAGTGAGGGGCATAATAAAATTTATATCCTTTATACTAAAGTAATGAATCAAAAGTTTCAAAAAGTTTACTTAACGAATGAAAAAGTATTTCTTGAAACTGTTAAATCTACTGTACAACAAATGAAAACATCAAGTCAAGTATTTTTTACATTATTTTCAATCAACAGTTTAAAATTTTTTCACAATCATTAGTTTTAAAACTATGGAGTACAAGAGTACTGAATTGGAATAATTTTTCGTACAATTGACATTTTTTATAATTTGATTTAATCTTAAAGTGTTGAAGCAAACAAAAATCAGGGGAAAGGATAGTAAAAACCAAATAGAAATATAAAACCAATTTAAAAGGAAAATTTTTAATTATGATTAACCAAGTTATGGAAAATGATAAGCGATTATTTGGACTTCGGAAATTTTATTCAAAGAATGAATCAGCCCAAAAAGTACTGAATTTCTTTGCATCGGGTGATTTTCCAAAAGTACAAACTGCTGAAGGTGGTATTACAGTAGATAGAATCGTATCAACTTTGAATTTAACCAGGAATGAAATTCTCTCAGTTTTTAAACATTTAGAATCAATGAGGTTTGGTAATCTCATGATTGGTCGGAGAGGATTTCCATCCAGGTTTATTTCCTTTGTGGATTTAGCATCATTGGGAAATGCAGCATTAGAAAAAACAAATATCATTTCACCGATTAATAGAATGGAAACTAATGTTCATACGGATGCAAGGGAACCAGTCATTATTCAAATTGTGTTACCAGAAAGTTTGAGCAATATGGTAAAACAAGTAAGAAAAAGTTAAAAATAACACCATGTAAGTGTTTACAAACAGAAAGGTAAGACTTCTGGTGGATCTTATTCCACCAGAGGTAAACCTTTAATCTCATAGTATTTTTTAACGTGATCCTGTAATTTTTGCACTTTTTGCCGATCAATTTGTTCAATAAATGGTTTAGTTGATAAATCATCACCAACTATAAGAGTTACAATTTGTTTAGCCTTATATTTTGTCATTTCATATAATGCTAAAGAATAGAATATTTCTTGAAGAAAATAGTGTTCAATCCATTTTTTCTTTTTTAATTTATTCGATCCTTTGAAATCAATAATAGATAATACACCATTCCATTCTGCTACTAAATCTACCCTACCAGCTACTTTTACAATATCACTATATAAAATGGTTTCTTGAAGTAAGATATTATCAATATTTTTATTCAATAATAATCTGATTTGGTTAAATCTAACCTGATTCCTTGATGAATATTCCTTAATAAAAGACCGATCTTCATTCTTTAAATATCGTTCAATCATTTCATGAATATTATTACCACGATCTTTGGCATCATTGGATATTTTATCGGCTTCCTTTTCACCAATTCTTTTTCTCCATAATTCTATTTTTTTCTTTCCTATTAAAGATAATACTGTGGTAATTGAATAATAACCATGAGGGCGGTTTTTTATAAAATAAATTCTACCATCACCTTCCTTGGTATGGTAGGATTCAGGTTTATATACTGACGAAATATCAATATGATTAAATACTTTATTTCTAATTAACATTTTTCATAGACTTCATGAAATTGGTCATTTGTTAATACTTGAACATTTCCTGTCCAATATATTACTAACCAATGAGAATATGGTAAGTCAATAGGATCACAAAATCCGCCATTAATCTTTGGTATTACAAATATTCCAGATTCTCCTGGTTTATCACAAAACCAAAATGGTTTTTCTTTTGAATTTCTAATATCTTTATGTAACTTCCTGGTAAAACGAATTGCTTCAACAATTGGTGGATTTTTAACCTTATATTTTTTATAAACCATGAGGTGTTGACTCTCTATAACCAGAATTTGTAATTTCAATCATTTCACAGTATCTTAAACCATATATATGATTTGTTCCTCCATAAGAAACAGCACTTTGCAATCCATCTTTTATTGTATCTAAAATATTGCTTACTGGTCCTTTCACATCTACGAAACTTGATACACCTTCAATATTTGTCATTTCATTTTTTTGTACATAACTTGCTGAACCATAATACAATTTTTTACCCTTTACTGCCTCACCTGGTGTTTCATCACATCCAGCAAACATTGCACCACACATTACCATACTTGCACCAGCAGCAAAACATTTTGCCATATCACCAGTATTTTTAATTCCACCATCTGCGATAAACTTTAAATCATGACATGAATTAAACCATAAAAGGGATTGTAAAGTAGGAATTCCAAAACCTGTAACGATTCTAGTAGAACAATGAGAACCTCCTCCAATACCTACTTTAAAAACAATATTATCGTGCCAATATTCTTTACATTGAGTTTTCAATCCAAATGCGGCATATGGATCAGCATAATTACCAACAATCAATGGAAAATTTGGATATACCTTTAAAAAATTCAAAACAAATTCATGAGTTTGGATTGAATCTGCATGAGCAATATCCAAACAAATAATATCTGCTCCAGATTCAATTAATTTACAAGCATTTTCAAAATTTAAACCAACAGAAACAATTTTGGGTTTAAGTATATAATTTTTACAAAAATCAATTTGTTTTTCAAATGGTATAAATCTGTTTAATACGCCTACTCCTCCATTACTATACATTTCTAATGCCATTTCAATATCAGTAATAGATTCCATATTAGCCGACATTACTGGAAGATCAATATCAAATCCAAGAAAATTAACTTTTAAATCTGCTTCGGATCTTGATTTTAAAATTGATGTTTTTGGTAATAATAAAACATCATCGAATGATACAGCCTTATTTAGTTTCATTTTTCGCTCTAAAATCTTTTAATACCTTTTCTACTTCTTTATTATGATAATGATCGTATTTTATCTTTAAAATTTCTGTGGTATAATTTTCCATTCCAGCTACAGCAATATGTTTCCATACTGACTCTAGAAAAGGTATACTTATTTCCACTTGTGGTGGAATGTAGGGAAATTTTACCACACTTTCGCATAATGGAATACCATTTACCTTATGAAGAATGGTTACTTTACAATTTTTAATAATTTGTTTTTTGTGAAGGTTTTGAATAGTAATTTCAGAATATAAATTTACTGTTAATCCATTTTCTGAAAATGTAATTTGGTGATTTTTGGTATATTTGATAATAGAAAGTTTTACATCTATTATAAGGAAAATAATCTCAAGAATATATAAAGTCAAATAACCAACAATAATACCTGTACCAAGGTTAAACAAAAAATATAACATAATCAATTCTTAATGAAAATCACTATTATTTTTATCTAGATAATAGGAATCACTTATATATTTTAGAACTTTTCTTCCAGCAATGGACTGTGTTTCATATGCAGGTTTAATTATCACACCTTCTTTAATTTTTTGTTCGGAACATAAAGTAGAAGGATGTGTATTTGCAAGTCTATGAATTAAATTTGCCTCATAAGGACCTTCGTATAATACCGGAACTTTTGGTAATCCCCAATATTCAACAATATCTTGAAAGTGGTTAGTATTTAAATATGTATTATAATCTTTGCCAACTTCTTGAATATCAAACAAAGCTAATTTTCGTTCACCTTTTACACATCCATAATTATAATTTTTTTGAATACCATCACCATAAACTTCTCCATAAACTACATATCCTTCTGGAATACGTTTTTCTAAATCATATTTTTTTACCATTTCTAAGTAAATGTTATCATCATAATAACCTTTATATTTCTTTTTGTATTGTAATTGTACCCGTCGGGACCCATAAACAAATTCATATGGTTTAGTAATTTTTAAGAAATATTTTACCTTATCCCAAAATGTTCGTGGTACAAAGGGAACCCAACCCGCTCGGAAATTGCATCCATGGATTTTTTCTGTAACAAAAACAATTTCACCTTGTTCAAAGAGATTCTTATACCATTTAAAATGTTGAATGTCGGTATATTCTTTAAAATATGGATTCTTATTTTTCTTTGATACCTGATTACCACTTGTGTTAGATTGGAACTTTGGTTCAGGTGGTTCATATTTCCGAATATCTAATTTTTCTGCAAAACTATCTCCAACTTTATATTCATAAATACCAATTTGTTCTGGAGTAACAAGCATTCCTTGGGATAATTGACCACGAATTTTAATTGATCGTACCCTATGTTTATGTAGAGTAATTTTTGAACCTGGTGGAAATAAAATGTTTTCTACATCATCAGGCAAAACAGAATCAACAGGAATATATAATGCTAAATTACCAACTTGAAATTGTCCTTTTCCTACAACACAAGTCCATCCTTCAATAAGAGCAAATTCTAATCTATCTGCATTCGAATGTGGTAAAATTTCTTTAATTTCAAAAATTTCTACTTTTTGTAAATCACCTTTTGGTTCCTCTTTAGGAACATTTGGTGTAATAGATGCTTTTTTTCGAGCAAATGAAATCATATTTTTTAAATGTAACAGAAAATTATCTTTTGTCAAATTAATTTGTTACTATCTATTAAAAGAGATAATTTATGGAATGGTTAACATTAGAGGACGCTTTAAAAGAAGCAGAATCACTCACTATAACAGTTTTAATTGAATTAACAAAACCATCAGGAACAACTTGTCATTTTGTTGAAATCAATGGTATTGCCGAATTCAAATCATTAGTTGGTAATTTAGATAAATTGGTAAATTCTAAAAAGATTATCAAATATACTGTAACAAATATAAACGATTTACATGCCACTAGTTTGAATGACTTTTTACAGAAAGCAAGAAGGAAATAATTTTGCGATATCTTATTATTCCAGATATTCATGAAAAGATTGATAAAACATTAGATATTCTTGAACAAATACCAAAAAAATATGGCACCGACAAAACCATATTTCTTGGTGATATCTATGATATTTTAGCTCCTTATGATCCACTACGGACACGATTGGCAGCCAGATTACATAAAAGATTAATCAATGAATGTATTGTACTTTGGGGAAATCATGACATTCAATATTTTTATGAAGACGTAAAAGGAATCCATTCATCTGGTTATCATCCAAGAAGAACAGATATTATTTTTGATGAATTTGGTATGGACAAAATCACTGATTATATGAATAAAATCAAATTTTTTGAAATGTTACATAATGATAATCCAGAAAAAAGGTTTTTAATTTCACATGCTGGTGTTCATAGTTCTTTCTTAAATGATTATAGTCCGTTATGGTCTCAATTACATAACCAAAGTATGTTTGCTTTAATGGCTTTAAAAAGAGGTGAAATGCACCAATTTATTGGTGCTGGATTAAGTGTAGGTGGTAAACAACCATATGGTGGAATTATTTGGTTACGTGATTGGGAAATGGATTATATCGGTATCAATCAAATAGTAGGGCATACTGAAAATGATAACGTAAGAAAATATCCAAATCAAATTGGTAATCAAAAATTTATTAACTATTGTATTGACACAAATTTACATCATCTTGCTATACTAGATGATGAAGGTAATATAGAAATTATAGACATTTAGCATATGGAACAAACTGTATACATAACACATGGCCTGCCGGGATCTGGAAAATCAACTTGGGCAAAAAATCTTGTTTTACCATCAGAAGGTAAAATTGTCCGAGTCAATAATGATGATGTCCGGGAAGAATTGAATATCAACCAAAAAAATTGGGATTATAAAAAAGAAAAGATTGTAAAAGCACATTTCTATGATCTCTTATCCAGAAATTTGGCACTTGGTAATAATGTTGTTTGTGATAACACTTATTTGAATCCAAAAACATTAAATCATTTACAAAATTGGTTAGAAGAATTTTATCCAAATGTAAAACAAGAATTTGTAGATTTTACTCATGTACATCCAAATGAATGTATTGACCGAGATAAACAAAGAGCAAAAAATGGGGAACGGTCGTGCGGTTGGGAAGTTATTTGGAAAATGTATTGTGAGTTTCTATTACCAAAACAAAATTTGGTAACATATGACAGTACCAAAGATAATACCATAATTTGCGATTTAGATGGTACATTATGTAATCTAAATGGTAGAAATCCTTACGATGCATCCACCTGTCAACATGATTTACCGAATTATGCTATTTTGGATCTTTTGTGCCGATATAAATTACCTATTTGTTTTGTTTCTGGTAGGTGTGATAAATTTAGAAATAATACCCTAGAATTTCTAAAAACTCATGGATCACCGTTGAAATTCCATCTCTTCATGAGAAAAGATGGTGATACAAGAAAAGATTGGATTATTAAAAAAGAAATTTTTGATAATGAGATTAAACCAAAATATAATGTCTTTTTTGCTATAGATGACAGAAATTCTATTATCCGTATGTGGAAGGTAGAAGGTATTCAAGTTTTCAGCGTAGGACATGGATATGAGTTTTAAAGATCCTGAATTATTCGGTAAGATTGTAAAATACAATTTATATGAATTTATTGATGCTTTATGGACAACATATCATACGCATGGATATGTTACAAAACAAGCAGCAATTGGTAACAATAAGAAAACTCCTACCATTCAAAAAGTAAGAGATATTCTTAAACAAAAATCCTTAACCTTAACCATTGAAGAATTGGATATTATTATTGATGATGTTTTCCAAACACTACAAAAACAATCTCCGTTAAATGATCGATTTTTGGGTTTTTATAACAAATTTAATATAAAAACACAAACCTTAACAGAAAACGATAGACGAAAAAATGTAATTGCTGATTTAGAAATACCAAAATTATGTCCTATTGCCTTTGCTCTTCCAAATCCACGAATTCTAAAAAAACCAAAACCAAAAGTATCAGATCCAGACAAAACTTATAAATTCTTTGGAAAATACATAGGTATTCAAGATAATGCTCATCATTTTATAGATCATAAAGCAAATCACTATATGTTTGTACATACCGAGGATTTGGTTATGCATATTGATTCATTTTATATTTTGGATATTATCAATGTAACAACAAACATACGGCATTCCAAGTATTATGGTATTATGGAAAATGTTAAACTTCATATATTTCAAATGTCATAAAACTTTCTTGACATTACATTTGGAACCTGATATTATAAGTCCAACATGAAAAGAACCAAAAAAGAAAAGAAAAGTAGAACACCAAAATTTAAGGATATTTCCGATGCGGTAGCATGGGGTCCAGAACCAAAATGGACTGGTGTTATATTTTATACTGATTCTGATTACCAAGATTACTTGGGATCTGCATTGAATTGGTATTCATACATGACGGATAGCGAAAAACAGAAAAAGTATGTTCTAGATTACGTTACCGCCAATCAAAATGAATTTCCAAATAAGTTTGTAAATGTGTTATCTAGGATACATGAACGTTGGTTCATATCCATTGGATCCATGGCTAGAATTGCCATGCTTGATGCTCCTATTACAGCCGAACAAAAAACAATGCTAATTAGTAGGATTCTTAACATTAAAAATAATGTAATGGAACCTACAGAAAATGTTATCAAGACAAAACCTTTAATTGTGGATCCAATCGTTTGTGGTTTGATTTCAACATTAGATCGACACATAGATGGTTTTATTGATGGCACCGTGAAAAGTTTGGATAAATTAGAAGTAAAGTCAATTATATTACAATCAAAAGTAAATCCTTCACAGTTAGCTAAAGTTGTTTCCAAATATCAAAATCTTATAAAAGAAATTAAGATATCTAACAGTTTTGAAGATTCGGACGAAATTTCAAATTTGGATCCAAATTTTCAAATTTTTGAGGCCTATTCTCACCTGACAATAGAAGAAGGAGAAGAAATAATTCGCTTTTTGAGCCGTGTTTCAGACTCCCTATCAATCGTTCCTAGGGCCTCCTATACTACGCAACGTAAGCCAAGGAAAAAGAAAGTGAAGGCGGCTGAACAACTGCTGAAAAAATTTGTATATAGGCAGTCAGACACAAAATTAAAAATTCAATCGGTATCTCCAACAAGTTTTCTGGGATCAAAAGGTCTTTTAGTCTATCACGTGGAAACCAGAAAAGCTTGTGTATTTTATGCCAAGGATGACAAAGGATTACAAGTTTCTGGATCATCAATTCGAAATTACGATGAAGACAAGAGTTATTGTAAGATTATTAGGAAACCAGAAAATGTTGTACCAAATCTCATGGTAGGAACTAAAACAGCAGCAGAACGGTTATTAGATGGATTGAATGTAACACCTCAATTTGCTCGGAGTAAAATCAACGAGGATACCTTGCTTTTACGAGTTTTCTGATATATAATTAAAGAAAACTCTATGCTTACATTTAAAAAACAAATCATTACAACAGAAATTGAAGAAGATATATTGGTGCTAGCTACTTGCGATGCTTGTGCCAAACTTTTAGAAATTAAAGATAATAATACTCCAGGAGTCCTTTATTTCAATATTGGAGGAGGATACGGAGATTATATTGATGGAAGTATTTGTGGTATTATTTGCACAGAATGCATTAATAAATTAAAACAATTATTTCCAAAAATGTTTGAACAATATAGTGATGGTGTTAATAACCGTGAATTTATTTATGGGAAATCACCAAATTCGGTGGCGACCGAATGATTCTCCTAGATTTTAATGGTACCATTTTATCAAGCCTCTCTGCTCAATTAGCACAAAATAAATCACTGCAAATTGAAGAAGACTTGGTCCGACATTTCATTTTAAATACACTTCGGTCATACAAACAAAAATTTGAAACCAAATATGGTAGGATTGTAATTTGTAATGATGGACGAAACTACTGGCGCAAAACTGTATTTCCAAATTACAAATCAACTAGAAAAAAGACTAGGGAAGATTCTGGATTAGATTGGAATAAAATTTTCCAATTTGCTAACAAAATTCGGGATGAAATAAAAACCAATTTACCATATCAAAATCTGTATATCGATCAAGCGGAAGCAGATGATATTATCGCCATTATAACGAAACATTATCACAGCCGCGAAAAAATTCTAATCATTTCTTCTGATAAAGATTTGACTCAATTACAAAAATATTCCTATGTGGAACAATATTCACCTATCCTGAAAAAAATGTACAAGGTGGAGGATCCATTTGTTTCTTTAAATTTGCATATTCTGATGGGTGATTCTGGTGATGCTGTTCCAAATTTTCTCAGTCCAGATGATACCTTTGTAAATGGTATCCGTTCAAAAAGTTTATCTAAGAAGAGTTTAGAACTTTGGTCCAAATTGAATCCAGAGGATTTTTGTACTCCTAAAATGCTTGTTGGATATCATCGAAACAAAGAATTAATTGATTTTGATTACATTCCAAAATCTATTGAAATGGAAATACTAAATCAATTTCGACAACCTTATTTTGATTCAAATAGTCAAATTTTTCCATATTTTGTTAAAAATAAACTCACAAACTTACTACAATCCATCAATCAATTTAAAGTAGAAAAATCGAAAGGCGCATTAGAATGTCACTTTTAGTTCCAGAAATTTTAACGGCAGTCCATACTGCTAAAGATAATAAACAAAGAAAAAAGATTCTGTTAGATCGGCAAAATAATACTCCAGCATTGCGTTTTATTCTTCGGTTAACATATTCTCCTTGGATCAATTTCAAAGTTCCATTTCCAAAAGATGTCAAAACAGATAATCGTCCAGCAGGTCTGACATTAACTAATCTAAATGGTGAATATAAAAGATTATTAGTATTCACTGATTTGGATTCGAGAAATGTTGAACCAAAAAAATTAACCAAATTGTTGAGTAGTTTTCTAAGTGGTTTATATGAAAAGGAAGTAAAATTATTGGAATTTGTATGGGCAAGAAATTTACCAATTAATGGATTGGATGCTGATTTTGTTCATGAAACATTTCCTGGTATTTTGGATGTAAATCATTATCAATATCCAAATGATGTAGAACAAAAAAAGGCAGTAGATGTAATTCCACAAGAAGAAAAGAAAGAACCTAAAAAGAAGGGTGCTGGACGACCTGCAGGAGCAAAAACAAAGAATCATACAAAACCACCAAGGAAACATGCACCAGATGGTAAGTTTCTTCCCAGATCGGCCGAATAAATAAATTATGTAAAAGGGTTGTATGTTTGATAAAATTATCGAGGTAATATTACAATTCCTCGATTTATTTTGTTTTTGGTTTATCAATGCTGATTATGAAGGATCTTTGGTATTAAGATTTGGTATATTCAATCGGATAGCCAAACGAGGATTTAATTGGAAATATCCATTTAATATTGAGAAGGTATTATCCACAAATATTGCAATTAGAACATTAAGAGTAGAACCACAATCCATAATGACTGTTGATGGTAAGGAAATTATCATATCAGCGGTCATTACGTATAAAGTAGAAGATATTAAATTATTCCTCATTGATGTAGAAGGTGATAAAGAAGTATTGGATGATTCCACATTCGGTATTATTTCTGAGTTTGTTCGCTCCAAAACATTAACGGAGTTAATTGAAATCAATATAGCCAATGAAATATCAAAGAAAACAAGAATTGTTGCAAAAAAATACGGGGTTAATGTAATTAGTGTCCAATTAAGAGATTTTACTAAATCTCGTTCAATTCGATTAATTATGGATCATAATATACCTAGTACAGTTGAAAATCATTATGTAATTTGATATAATCATGTTGATGGCAAGTCCCACATTACAAGCATTACAAATAAATCCTATCAATTTTTCCCAATTAGTATTTGAAAAAGCAAAAACAGATAAAATTTTGCATCACCAGGCAGTAATTGAAGTGGCAAATTCACTTGGAATGGATACAGAAACTACTGAAGGTATTCAAAATATTGTAAAAACACTTCTTACTCCTTTATTGGTAACTAAAATTCAAGAAGATGGAATTATGTTTCATATGATTAAACCAAATAATACCGAAAAAATTCAGGATGAATGGTTCTAAATGACAGGTCCAGAAGTTTATAACCTATGGACTGCAATGAAATTACACTTTACCACCGAGCAATACGATTATATCAAATATAATGGTAAAGTTAAACCAATCAAGGAACAACATTTTTTAGTTAATAAATGTAGATATTTTTGCCAAAAATTATCATCTGAACCAAAAGGACAATTAGAAAACTTAATGGTTTCTAATTTTGTATATAATGACAATTTAAAATGGATTGGTGATTTGGATGAAAATATTTTATTGGATTGGCAAAAAAAGATGGATGGTATTACTTATCAATTTAGACAAGAATGTAAAGAAATCAAAGAATATCTAGATGAAAATCATTTAAATTGGAACGATTTACATAAACCAAAAGAAAATACTTTTCCTCTAATTGTTCAAATGGTATTACAAAATGATATTAATTTAGAAACTTTTTTGATTTTTGATTCTTTCTTTCATTTTATAGGAAAATATGATAAAATATATTCTGATAATCCTATTTGGAAAGAATTTAAATTTAAAGCTTTAAAGTATGAGAAATTTTTACCGTGGTTGCATAATGGTAAAGCAAAAGAAGAAAAATATAAAATAGCAAAGGAGATTTTTTGTCCAAATTAAGTATTTCTCTTAATAAATCAGTTGTATATTCAACATCTATCAAAGATAATGATATTTTGGATTTAAATATTCAACCAGATGCACCTTACCAATTAAATTGGAAAGATCGTAGGCCAATTATAATGGTAAATTTGGCAACTATTGAATCATCATCACCAACTAATCCTAGAGGCTGGTTTAATGCCAAAACAGCCGATTATGTCAGTAATAAAGGTATTACCCAATTTCATACCGATCTTCTTAGTTCCGCGGATAAAACAATAGCCGAAATGACTCGAATTGGAGCGCAAGGCATGGTATTCTGGAATCCTGAAGGTTGCCAATGGGCTAATAGTTCATTTATTGGTGATCCTACGCTAACCGAAACTTTAGCTCCTGAAATGACTGGTGTTATTGATCAATTTTTTGCTAAATTTGTAAGTGCTGGATTTAAAGTTGGTTGTTGTTTACGACCAAATACCTTGAGTATTACTCGAAATTTATCTACTGGATTAATTACAGCCACTTCACAATCATTTTCTCCAGTACCAGATGAAGTATTACATAAAAAAGCAGCATATGCCATGGAAAGATGGGGATGTACAATTTTCTATTGTGATTCTACAGTACAAGAAAATTATCCTGGTTCCGGACCAACAAAAGTAAATCCATTACCATCTACAATATTTCAATCGGTTGCATCGTCTTTTCCAAATGCTTTATTCATTCCAGAAAATGAAGTAGATGGAGATTATCAGTTTACAGCACCATATAATCAATTAAATCAAGGTTGGATTGGAACTCCAACAAATATTCGCTCATTATATCCCAATTCATTTTCAGTCAATTATATTCCGGATGGTAATATTACAGCAAATTATGATGCATTAGTTTCTTCTGTGAAATCTGGTGATATCCTAATGTGCCGGGGTTGGTTTAGGGATGATCCTACAAACCAATTAGTAATTGACATTTATAAAGCGGCAACTGAATAAGTACCGCTTTATAAATCAAATAATAGATTAACTAAATAATATATGTGATGATTCTATAATATGTTTAATCAAATCAAGTAAATTAAAAAAAAAAGGAAAAAGTTAATCGTTATGTGCAAGTGGATCAAGTTAAATCCAAATGTCATTCGCAGATTTAAAGAAGAGCCGTCAGGCAGCAGCAGAGAAGTTAGCAGGTAGTTTTCAAAAACAATCTTATTCAGATCCAGCATATTGGGCTCCTACAGTAGATAAAAAACTCGGAACCGGTTTTGCAATTTTCCGTTTTTTACCAGCTAAAGAAGGTGAAGATATACCATATGTTGAACAACATTCACATTCTTATCAAGGTCCTGGTGGTTGGTACATTGAAAAATGTCCGACCGATTTAAAGAAAAATTGTCCCCAATGTGAAGGTAATTCAGTACTCTGGGAAACTGGTATTGAAGAAAATAAGGCGGTTGTCCGCAATCGTAAACGCAATAAACATTATCATTGTAATATTTTTATGATCAATGATAAGGGTAATCCAGAAAATAATGGTAAAGTTTTTAAGTATAAAATCGGACCAAGAATTTTAGAAAAGATTACTTCAGCAATTAAACCAGAATTTGATGATGTAGAATCTATTAATCCATTTGATCTTTGGGAAGGTGCTGATTTTACTCTAAAGATTAAGAAAAATGCACAAGGACAAAGAGATTATGGTGATTCGTCATTTGGTCCAAAGAAACCATTATTTGTATTAAAGAATGGTAAACCAGATGAAGAAAAAATGGAAACAGTGTATAACCAAGTTTATTCCTTAAAAGAAGTTGTATCTGAATCTAATTATAAGTCCTATGAAGACTTAGAAAAGAGAATGAATAAGGTACTTGGTCAATCATCTATATCTAATCGTGAAACCAAAGTGAATAAAAATAAAACAAAAGAACAACCTTCCATTAAATCAAAGAAAGTGGAAGATGATGATGAATTACCTCCATTTGATACCCATGAAACTTCAAATGGAAGTGAACCCGATGAATTTGAGGAATTTGCTAGTTTAGCAGCCGAAGATTAAAAAACAAAGATTTGGTAAAGCCTTGAAAGAATCAAGGCTTTACCAAATCCAATAATTTATTAATCTCTGTAATTAAAATTTCTAACCGTGTTAAGGTTTCAAATGTTTTTTGTAATTGAAACTTATTAATTTTTGTTTTTTGGTCGAGAGATATTATAAGTTCTTTCAATTGTTTGTTTTCTTCTTCTAAAGAAACACCATTCTCCGATGACATACAATATTATATCATGAAGATAGATTCAATTTCAATAAATCTTCTTTCAATTTCTGAACTCCAAATAAAGAGAATGAATAACAATCTGAAAATGGTAAAGATTCGTTATATACATATAATGAATCCGTACCTTCTAATGAATAAAAGACAAATTCCAAATCTGGGCAAAATGTTCTTAGTACACGTGAAAATTTATCCATAATAAAAGCATCACCTGATTTAACCACCGTCATTTGAAATAACATAGCAAACAAATTATATCACATGTTTAGTTGCGATAGTAACTGGATTGTGATGATTGTTGATGGGTAGAATCGTTTTGTCTTGAACGTAACCCAACTCCAATAGTATTGTTAGTAACATTTTGATTTGTAGTTTGTTGAACTACCGTATTACCAGATGGTTGAGAAATTTGGTTCCTTTTCAATGCAGAGTTTTCATCCAATTTACTCAATAAATTTTTAGCTTGCAAATTTTGTTGAGATTGTTCAAGAGAGTATAATGCTATTTGAGATTCCTTGGCAAATCGGGTTCTCTCATTGCTAGATTGGCGATATAATGATATTGCATGATTAAAGTTTCCCATTCTAAATGCAGCATATGCTTCACGTTCTTTTGATCCACCATAAAGATTACCAAGGGAATTATAAAATGATTGGATTAATTGAGCATCAGAGATGCCATTTAAATTCCCACCAAATTGATTTTTAATAGTTTCCACAATTTGGTTTGCATTTTTTCTTCCAGAAATAGCTAGTTCAAATACCGCGTCCTTTAATTGTTGTGATCGGTTTGTTAAATCCAAACCTTTTTGCTTTAAATCTTCCACAACTGGTTCATAAATTTTATCCTCTGCAAAAGCTTGTTGGAGATATATCATCCTTCGATTATTCGATAGACTTCTCCAAGCTGATTTAAAAGTCTCAGTCCCTTGTCTAGCACCATTCTTACCACCAGCGGCAATTAACTTATCATCAATCATTTTAGTTTCTGGATCGATATCCGAAAGAGAATGGATATAATCTAAAAATTTATCCATTGTTCCTTGTTTTGTTGAAAACTGATACAAACCATATGAATAACCACCTAAATCATCACCACCAGAATTAACTAATGAATCATTAATTGTTCCGGCATTACCATTTGCTTCATTCAATCTTGCCATCATTCCTAATTCCGGTAATGTATAATTTGTAGAATTGGCTAAAGATGCACCAGTAGATAATAGAGCACCGGAACCCATCATTGGTTTTGTTCTCAAAATATCCAATCTTCTTTTTTGTTCTACTTCTCTTTGTTGTTCGGATAAAACAGGTGTTGCTTTTATCACTCCAGCCATTTGTGATGGATCAAATTGACCACTAAAAAGATCCTTCCAATTACCATGAATTAGATCAGTAAATCCTCTCTTTAGATTTTCCCAAGGATGTAATAAATTATTTGCTGCTACTGCTCCATTATTAATTACTGATGATTCTAAACCTTTACGGGATGATTTACCATAACCCATTTTTTCATTGATAGTATCAGCATCTTTGAATATCTTATAACTAGCAACCGCTCCGGTACCTAATGCTAAACTAGCCAATCCACCAAGACCAAATAAAGCACTACCAAAAAACTTACCGGCGGCCCCGGCGATTCCACCAGATATGACTTTTTGAGTAACTCCTTCTGCAACACCAGTTTCTACAGCATGTGTTAAACCAGATGATGATTCTTGGGATTTTTTTGGTACCAAACTGTTAACACCTGAACCTGATCCTAATAAACCAGCTACCATTACAGGGGGTTTCGATTTTCTTATTAATCCTTCTTCTTGATTCTCCTCATTAATTCCTTCTGAAAGTTCATCCCTTTTGGTTAACTTATCAGATATTTTTTTTAAAGAACCATCCATCGAATGTAACAATTTTACTTGGTCTTCAAATAAATCTACAACATGTTCAGGTTTTAATTTTGGATTATCTCGTTGAATTGGATTGTTGTAAGAATTATTTGAACCTACTGGGATAATACTTCTATTACTAATTGGTGGTCTTTGTACTGGAATCGGTTCGGATCTTTGGACCCCGGTAGATTTTGGTTTCTTTAAAAATTTCTTTACTAATTCATCTTCAGCACCTAAATCCTTTAAAGTGCCAGCAGCATGATATTTTAATTCTGGTGATTTATTTGGATTTTTCAAAACATCATATAAAACATTATTCAGATTTTTTCCAGAATTTGCATCAATAATACTAGCCAATTCTTCTACGGGAGAAACTTTTAGCCCATCATTTAATAATCCTTCTTGAATAATATTTTCAGGAGGTACATTTATTGTTTGACCAATAGGCGCTTCAATTATTGGATTTTTAGGTGTATTTTGATCAACAATTTTAATAGGTTGTTTTTTTGATATGGTTTTTACAGGTTGTTTTGGTTGATTGATTTTTGGATTTTTAGGAATTTTTGGGACTTGTGTGATTACTGCGGTATTTGATTTTGATTGAGTACTAAGATTTTTTAATAATTCCTGATGACGGATTCTTTTTCTTTCATTTTCTGATTTTTGTTTATCTAAATATGTACCAAAAGCAACTGCTAATGGTGAATCACCTGTAAGTGCACCTAAAATAGCACTAACTCTTACCGGGTGATTTTTTACATAATTACTGATAGAATTTGTTTGATTTGAAATATTATTCTTTAATTGATTGGTAGTTTGATAAACTGCATCAAATTCACTCATTACCAAATCTAATTGTTTTGGGTAATCCTTCAATAAAATGGAAACTGCGGCTCGTATTTCATCCAATTTATTATCTACGGATTTAATTGTACCATAACTAATTTTTTCAGGATCGATAGAATTCCTTAAGAAATCTAAAGATTTTCTTACATTTTTAACAATTTGATTAACTTGTTGATTTGAATTTAATGGACTTTTTCGTAAATCTTGGAGATACTGATCCAATTTAATTAAATACGTATCTCCAGTTTCAGATTGGTTTAACGGTAAACTAGCCATTTATCACTATTTATTTCTGGACAATATCTTTTTGTGAAATATGAAATATAGCTAAACCACCAATCGTTGCAAATTTTGCAATTGATATAATAATTGGCCAATGTTCGAAATATTTTGGTTCAAATAAGACAAATGATAAAACAGTGGAAACAACCACACCAACAGTGGAAGATTTCCAACTTTTAAATATCCTGGTAATTAATTCATCTTTCATTGTTTATTATTCTCCTTTTCAAGTTGCTGTACTAATAAAGTAGTTAAAATTTCTCTATCCGAAGGAACCATATCATGTAACTCAGTCCAACTCATTTTGTGGTGGTACCAAAGAGCAAAATTACGGACGTAAAATTGCGTTAAATTGGTATGGCTGAGCCCTATCCGAAAAAATCCGCGATTCCTTGTAATTTAATTTTGGATTTATGTCCGCATTTGGTACAATGAAACGGTGCTTCAAATTTATAATCTGGAATAGTATCAAAAAATGTCCGAATTTTTCCAAATGCTGGTTGTGATAAACCTTCTAAAAATTGTGTTAATTCTTCATCTGTAAATTTATCTCTGGTATAAATTTTTTCTTCTTCAAATATCGTAGAAACACAATCTTTAATAATTTCAAAGGTAGATTGAATATTACCATCTGTTTTCATTTGGGCTATTTTATCAGCTACTTCAAATCTTGGATATCGCATTTCAATACCAATCAAAGGATTTTCTTGTAACCGAATAATATTATGTTTATCTGGCGGAATTTCTATTTTTAAATCCTTTTCCAGATCAATTTTATATTTAATCACATATCCACACAAACCATCTTCGTTTTCAGGATTTGGTTTAGGACATTTAAATGATATTTCTACCACATCAGAAATAGATTTGCAACGGATTTGAATAAAAAGATATTCCAAATCTCGTAATGGTAAATTTTTAATGTCAATTTTATTTACCAAACATAAGGAAATAATTTGGTGGATTGCTCTAATAAAATCTGGTACTTCATTTGACTGTAAAGCAATTAAAAAAACTTTTTCCGCACCGGCTGTAAATGGACGAAAGACTACCTTCTTTTTGGAAAGTGGTAAAATGGTTTCAAATTCAGGAAGAATTATTCTAGGTAATTGCAATGTTTAAAAGTCTCCGGGATCACGATTTATTAAGATTTTTTAATATTTTAACTTGTTGAAAATAAAAGATTTAAAAATGGTAAAATTCATTTATTTTAAGGTAAATCCCAAAATCAATACTTTGTAGCACCTAACAAATTAAAATAGAAAAAAATGAATTATTTTTATTCTAAATATACTTATTTACTAAGAATTTTGAGGAAACCTATTTAATTGGCGTTAAGTTATAACTAATTGTAGAATTCACCTGAGTTTTTTGTTGTGGTTCGTTTTTTGAAAATTGTATCTTATCAATGGACAACATAGTATCACCATTTGAATCTGTAATACCATTGATACCTGCTACAATCCATCTTCGATATGAAAAACCAACTACCAGGCTATGTACTTGATTATTTGGTGAATAATCTAACTCTAAATTACCAACAAAATTTGGCCATGCATTTTGCAGAGTTATTTCGTAGATAATATTGTCCGATTCATCAAATTGGCTAATTCCAATATCGGTTGTATATTCAGAATAATAATTATAATCCAAAGTTATGGCATCCTCAATTGCATAATGCCATGAATCAAAAAATAATTTTTCATCAAATTCACCAGTAATAAGAAATTGGACTCTTACATCATCATAAATGGCTTCATATGGTTGTTTATAAGTTGGACCATAATGACGAATTTCAGTAGTTGCAAAAAACTTACTTGGAAATTCTGCTCGATGGGCTAATAATGAAATTCGTTTTTGAATATCTACACTATCTACCAAAAATTTCTTAAAATAACCACCATCTTGGAAAAATGAGTTATTTGTAATGATAACTGGTAATGCAGCTATATCTACTCTATATTTGTTTGGTCTTGCAAAACCACTAGCCGCAGATACAGATGCAATAAATTCTGTAATATCCATTTATTTCTTCTTTTTCCAATTTTTGGTACCAGTTTGAGTACCTGCAATAATCGCTTCGCTATCCTTCCAAACTTGTGTATTGGTGGCTTTCTTAAATCTTGAAACTGGCAATAAAACTGCCATCTTGGCATCTTCTATTGATACTTGCAAAAATTTGGATTGTACGTGGCTTGGAATATAAGAGTGTAAAGTGGGTTTAACCATTTGATGTTTAGCGAAATGCTTTAGAAAAGCATAAGTGGCTTTTACTTTTGTCGTTTCATCCCATTTGTTATTAGAACGAAAATGAATAAGATAATCCAATAACTGGGCTCTTAATGTAATTGGGAGGTAATGAAAATTTATTCCAAATAGTCTTCCATCATCAAAAAAATCAATTAGCAGAATAAACGGAAAAACATCATAGTAGTTAAGACTGGCCGCCCATTTAGGATCATACCAAAAAAAGTAAAATTTACCTTGTAATGTTTCATCAACCAAATTATTTTTATCCAACATCAATCGTTGTGGACGTGCATTGGCATGAATCTTAATCAAATTTTCTAACCATTCTTCAGATTCTTTTTGACCTTTTTTCAATTGTTGATTGGTCATATTCCGAATTCGGTTAAAAAGATTAAAATAACCTGGTCGATGTGGTTCGTATGCCATCTATTTTATTTATTTAGTACTTTGTGTTATAACTCTAAACATGGAACATTTATCCAAAATATTTTTTATCCGGAATGAAAATGGTGAATATCTTAGGAAACCAGCATATCAAACAGGACGTAAATTCACAGATAGTATTTGGACAACCAAACAATCAAGTATTAAACCATTTAATAAGCTTGGTCATGCTAGGACATGTATTACCTTCTTGGTTAAAAATCATAAGGTCAATAAAAATCTTTTAAAAATTGAAGAATGTTCTCTCACAATCACCGGATATCATAAAGTGAAACAAGATAACTTTTAATAAATTTTAATATGGTATTTACTTGACAAGGTATTTTAGATATCGCTATTATAATAGTGTCGTTTTTAATGTCATTTTAAAAATTCTTTTTCAACCATATATGATAGATTTAATCTCAATACAAAATAGAAATTATTAAAAATGAATAAAAAATTTTATTTGGTAAAAAACAAAATAAATGACTTATATTTAAAATCTCCTAGTGGAAGAAAAGATGATTTTTCTGGAATCTGGACTGATAAACTTCAAAGTATAAAATCTTATAATACAATCGGTTTGGCCAAACTTGCAGTTTCTAATGCTGAATATTATTATAAGGTAAAATATTCAGATATGGTAATTGAAGAATATGAAAGTATTTTAATGAAAACTTATGAAATGCAATAAACATCCTGGTTATCAAGCAAAAAGGCGGCCTTTAAGCAATTGTCAAAATTGTTGGACGATTTATATTGATACGGTGGAAAAGAAATCTTATAAACAAGGTATTAAAGATGTTATGAATTTATTGGATGATTTAAAAAATAAGATATCGGAATGCCTAATAATCCATGGTAATATAACCGGTTATATTACCATGGATTATGATAAATAAAAATCCAAATTATTTAACTTGGAACGATCCAATAATAGCAGTTATTTGTGGCGCGGTTGGTTCATTTACATTATAATTATATGCATATGGACCAACTTTTGTTACCACTAATATTTGATCAAATTGGTTCACCTGTGTGAATGTGTTTCCATCGGTACTATAAGAAACAGTAAATGTATTTCCTGTTCTTTTTACTTCTAACCAAATTGGACCGTTTGTCACGGTAAATGGAACTCCAGATAGTTTTGTTTGTTGTCCATTAGAAACCAAACTAGAATTGATATTCAAAGAACTACCAGAAGCAATTTCACATCTTAAATACGTTCCATTATCCTGTTCAATCATAATTCCTTCGCCTGTATAAGAACCACTTGGTAGTGTTTGGAAATTTACTACCACATCAAAATCAGCATCCTTAGTTGGTTGTAAGGCTTTTGCTGCAAGATTACCACCAACAAATGCATCATGATTTTTTCCTGCAGGAACATTGATAATCATTTGGTTTTTACCATATATGACAGTTTCATCATTTATTGGTAAATCAGGTTGCCATATAAAATTATCGGAAACTAAACTAGTTAAAATAGGCGGAATGATTGTATAAGTCTCACTTACTATTTTGCTTGGATTATCACCAGAAGCAACCGCAATTGCTTTAATAGTGATTGTAGTGGAAATGGTTAAAGCATTTTGATATATTGGTGATTTTGACGGATCAGGATCAGTTCCATCCACTGTATAATAAATGATTGCATTTGGTGTAGCATCTCCAATTGTTACTGTAATAGGACTTCCTGATAGATATATATCACTATCTGGTGTAATTACTGGATCCGCAGTATCAGGTATTGTTGGTGGAGGTGGAGCCTGATCTGTTGGTACGATTGAAACATTGTCAATTTTGTATATATCTCCATTATTAGCATTCGATCCAAACATAAAAGTTAATCGAGCATCATTAATATCATAAGATGGAGTTTTAAAATTGATTGCATATTGTTTCCATGTAGTATCTACCGTTTGAGCATTATTAATAATACCATAACTTGAATAAGGTGCGGTATGTTTGATAAGACTTATAGTAATTGTACCATTCACATTTGCGGTAGCATTATAAAATAACGTATAATTGGTATTTCCTTTTAAAGAAATTGGTTGTTGATATAATTGTGTATTTCCACCAATTTTATTTACATTTATTGTAGCCACATTTCCTGTTGTGGTAGTAGAATCATTATTGATACTCATTGTTACATCACCGTCAGAATAAAATGTCCAGTTGTTAGTTCCTTCAAAATCACCATTAATAACACCAATGGTTGCTGTAGGTGGTAAAATAATTGGTGGTGGATTATTGTCATCGTTATTATCTACAGGAGGATTTGTATTACCATTTGATGTAATTGGATTTGGATATGTCGCTGGGCAGCTATTAGCATGAATCTGATTATTGGTAATTGAAACATTTGTAGATTCATGTGTTTCCCATTTGATTCTTGCTGTTGCTCCATTTGCTAATCCGCAAGTCCAATTATCATGAATTTTTACATTTGGAGCTCCATCATATGTAATAGCAGTACCCCAAGGACCTACAACAGTATTTCCATAAATCTCCATATTCGCCGATCCAGATTCGATTCCATAGCCATTTGGTCCATTCATTCCATATGAAGGAATTTCACTAACCAAATAATTATAACGAATAATAGCGCCATCTCCACCAGAAGGTGCAGGATTTGCTAAACTAATTGGATAAGTCCACCAATATGGAAATAAAGGATTAGTAAATGAATTATATTCTATAATAAAATTATGTGTATCAGGACCATTGATTGTTGGTTTTTGTGCACCACAACCTTGTGCTCCTTGAATTTCCATGCCCATACGGTGAATATGAGTGAATTTATTATAACCAATATACATATTATTTGATTGATATGTATTATTAAAACAAATTTTAATACCTTCATCTAAATGGTCAAATGTATTATGGTCAATTGAAACAGCATCAGCACCATAAAACCAAATTGCATTATTACCACCATAATCACCAGATCCTGTTTTACCAGCAGGTATCAAATTTTTAAATGTATTATATGTAATTTTAGAGTTTCGTAATCCTCCACTACCTGCAAAAATAGAATTTTCTAAAGTCCAATTACCACCGGAATAATTATTTTGATTATTTTGAAATGTATTATTACTAATTGTCAAACCAGAAGAAAGACCTTGAATAAGAAATCCTCCATTATCAAAAATAAAGCCTGAAATTGTTCCATTATTTTGATTTGTTGCAGATTTAATAATCCAGTCCCGACCATTTCCATGTAATATAGGATTTCCATTTCCTTGTAAATTCACACCGCTTTTCCAAATTAAGGAATTAATATTATATGTTCCAGAATTAAATATGATTGTATCACCGCTATTTGCAGAATTTATAACGTTTTGAATTGAAGATAAAGAATCCGTTGAATGAACATTCAGAGTAGAAGCTACCCCAAGGGTTCCAACAGTTAATATTAGAGATAGTAATTTACTTAACATCTATACTTTCTAAATACCAAAGAGTGGTACCATAATTTATTTAGATTTTCCTCAACAAATACATATGAAAATTAGTCCTAATCTTATTAATTTTGTAAAAGAATTTGAAGGTTTTCGGGAAAAAGCGGAATTAGATACATTAGCAAATCCTCCTGTATTTACAATTGGTTATGGAGAAACCAAAAATGTACATCAAGGCGATAATATAACAGAACAAGAGGCATCAGAAAAACTTGCAAGTAGATTGCAAGAATTTGGTGATGAAATGATTAAATATGTTTCTGTATCTTTAACACAAGGTCAATTTGATGCCTTAACGGATTTTTGTTATAACGTTGGTATCGGTAATTTTAAAAAAAGTACCTTATTAAAATTACTTAATCAAAATAAATTGCAAGAAACAGCAAAACAATTTGATAAATGGGTGTATTCTGGTGGTGTAAAGCGAGAAGGCTTAATTAAACGTAGAAATCAAGAAAAGCAATGGTTTATAGGATCTTAATTCCTAATTTTCTTAATATAGTTTCTCCCCATCGTTCAAAAATCATATTGTGTTTGGCAGCAAATATATCCGCGGCCGCCCATTTGGCTTGATTAATTGCAAAAGTACTTACTTCTTCTAAATATCTTTTTGTATTTCGCCTTTTTTTAGGAAGCATTTGTTGTTTATCCGGTTTTATTTCAACTAACATTTTTTGAATACTTCCATTCTCCATTTTTACTTCCAAATAAAAATCTACAAAATATCTTCGTTGTTTTTGATTTATTTCATCCCAATAAGGAATTATAATTTCTTCAGATGCCCACCGGAGAATTTTTGGATGTTTATCAAAATGTTCCATACAGGCTCTTTCCCATAAGCTGCGGTATTGAATATTATTCACATTTCCTATATATTTTTCGGTATTTTTTGGAGTAAATATCCCTTTATAACCTAACATTAGTCATATTTAAATATACCGAAAGGAAACAATGAAGTTTTTATTTACTCTTTTAATTAGTTTATGGTGTTGTGTTAATATGTTTGGGACATGTTTAACATTGGGAAATCAAGGATGTGTTAGATTTGAATTTAAAACAACCCCTTCTAGTGATCAATACACAACCATTCCATCCAATCAAAATGATTTAAATTGGTTTAATTCCAAAATTTCAAAAATTGTAGGTTATTCTACCTATTGGGATTCTAGAATTCCTTCCTATAATGCCGAAAGTTGGTTTTACCAAGATTCAAGTGCCATTTATTTAAATTCAGCAGATGCAAGAAATCATCCAAATTGGATTTTAAAAAATCAATACGGTGTATGGATGTATATTAATTACAATTGTTATGGTAATGGTACTTGTGCTCAATATGCCGTTGATTATTCGAATGAAGATTTTAGGAAATGGTGGATTGCAAAAGCCAGGGCTACTTTTGATAAAGGATATAAAGGGATATTCATTGATGATGTAAATTTTCAAATGAATTTAAGTAATGGTTGGAATGCTGATACACCAATAGATCCTAACACCGGGGAAAATATGACTCAACAAAATTGGGAAAAATATTTCGCTGGATTTCTAAAAGAGGTGCGGCAAGCATTTGCTGATAAAACTATTACCCATAATGCTTTATGGTTTGCAGGAATGCCAAAATCAGATTCTTATATATCGGAAGAGGTTTCATCAGCAAATTTTATTAATTTGGAAAGAGGATTTGATGATTCCGGATTAACTACAGGGACAGGATTTTGGACAGTAAATAATTTTATGACATATATTGACCAAGTAAATAGTTATCCAAATACGAAAGTATTATTAGAACAATATGGATATGATAACAATGATTTTGCATTAGCTTGTTATTTGTTGGTTAATAATGGTGGAGATTTGTTTGCAAATGATGGTATTAATCCAAATTCTTGGAATAACCATTATGATGTAAATTTAGGTAGTGCAAAAAATTCAAGATATACTTGGAATAATTTAACCCGACGGGATTTTGCAAAAGGTATTGTTTTGGTAAATTTAACAGGAACCACGATTAAAACTGATTTACCAGATGAATATAAAACATTTGATGGTACAATTATTGATTCTATAACATTAGATCCAAAAGAAAGTGCAGTTTTAACTTATTATGGTAGTACTATATTACCAAATGGAACATATTTTGTGTATAGTGGCGTAGGAAATAACTTAGTATTAGATGATCCAAATTGGGCGACCCACTCCGGAATCCAACCTGATTTATGGTCTTATAATGGTGGAAAAAATCAATCTTGGAAATTTATATCCATTGGAAATAACGTTTATACAATCCAATGTGTTTCAAATGGATTATATTTGACGTCTCCAACAGGATTTAATAAAGTAACATTAGAGACAAAAATTTCCAGTGATTTACAAGCTTGGACATTGAAGAAGGATGGTAAATCTTATGTGATTGTAAATAAACAAACTGGACTAGCTTTAGCAGATCCTGCAAGTAGTAAAACACAAGGAACTGGTGTAATCGTTTGGTATGTTGATAATGGTATAGAACAAAATTGGGAAATTCATTAAAATAAATGTTGACATAATGTTTATGTGTATGTTACTATTAAAGTAATTCAAATCTCCGAATTGTGAGATTAAGGAATCCTCCCCTAATCTCCTGATTTGGTAATGACCCGATTATGGTGGAAAGTTTCTGGTTCTGATTCTTTCCACCATAAATATTGTTGTGCCAGGTTTTTATTGGTCTGATCCTCTACAGGATTTAGACACATCTAAAAAAAATAATTCGTACCAAACTAATGCATTAACTTATCCTTTGGATTTGGGTTCACAAGGCTTGAATCATTGGGTAAGTTTTTATTTTAATCAATCCAGCAATTCTCAATATAAATCTAATTTTTCTTCTACCACACAATCGGATCCAAAAAATCCTATCGCAACCTCTTTAGGAAAATATCAACCAGATTCTACAGTTAATCAAAATATCAATTCTGGTGCGGATCAAAATGTAATTTTAAGCCAAAATACAAAACGGTTAGCTTCTGTTGTTTCTTTATACATGCCCCCAGATATTACCAGTATATATTCTGCCGATTGGGGTCCAGAAAATTTGGGATTTATCGGAAATGGTGTTGGTGCCTTACAAGGTAGTATGAATGGTACATCATCATTCATTGATACAGCAAAGGCTTTGGTAGGTGATTTAGGTCAATCTATTGGTAGAAATATTGCTAATAAAGCTGATCAACTATCCGGTTTAAATTTAACTGGTGCTACAGGATTAAAATTACGAGCCGCTTTTAATCCACATGCGGAAGTATTATTTCGCGGTATTACTTTCAGAACATTTCAATTCCAATTCAAATTTACACCAAGAAGTGAAAAAGAAGCTATAGCGGTTTATAATATTGTAAGTTTATTTAAATTTTCCCAGGCTCCAGAAATCAATTCTGGTGTTACAGGACCTTACTTCGTTTATCCTGATGTTATAGATGTGAAATTTTTTTCTAATGGGAAGGAAAACGATTTTATTAATAAGATTTCTACCTGTGCCATGATTAATTTGAGTGTAAATTATACAGGCCAAGGAAAATTTACCGCATTTAGAAAAGGTGAAATGAATGGTATTCCAGTAGAAACCAATATATCATTTAATCTTTTAGAGTTGGAATTGATTCATAAAGGTATTTTATCAAACGGTAATTACTAATGGATTTATTTTCAAATTATCCCACCATACGTTATTCGTTTGATCCTAATTCAAATGTCGAAATTACTTTAACTAATTTCTTCATTCGAGTTAAGGTCCGTGAAATGCTTTTGAATAACAGTTATGTATTCTATGATTATACAGTAAAAGCAAATGAAAAACCAGAAGATATCGCTTTTAAATATTATGGATCAACGGAATATTGGTGGGTTATCAATCTAGCAAACAATATTATAGATCCATTATATGATTGGGTATTACCAAATGAAATTTTAGATGAAGTGATTACCAAAAATTTTGGTTCAATTGGTACAGCACAAAATACTATCTTTGCTTATTTGGACCAATATGGTAATCAAGTGGATCAAATTGCTTATACTGGTTTACCAGAATCTCAACGATCCACAATTTCTGTTTATGATTGGTATCAACAACAAAATGAAGCCAAACGAAATATTAAATTACTTTCAAAAGATTACTTAGGAGAAGTTGAAAGTAATTTAAATACCATTTTGCAGGATGCCATATCTACGGTTTAATCATTTTGCTTTTTAACATAAATTCCTAAACCTGTAATTATTATAAAGAGAATAATACACCAAAAATCTAGAGAATCCATTTTTTATTCTCTTAAAGCTTTTTTGATGATATTGTAATCATAATCCGGAACTTTTGCTTTTTTCAAATCTTTTAAAGTGATTCCATTAGCATCCATAATACCTTTGGTTACTGTAGGATAATCATACAATTTGATTAAAGATGAAATAGCAAAAGAAAAACCAGTATAAAAATCATGTTGTTTTTTGACAGTATCTTGTTTAAAAAATTGCTCCATCATCCAAGATGTAAAGTGTTGTTTTGGACTCGAATTTTTAAATTCAGTTTCTTTCTCTTTCATCCATTCCATATATTTGGTACTAATCATTTTTAGCCTCATTTGCTCTAATTAGCATGGATAAAAGTATATATTTTTTACCTCCATTTGTCAATATTTTTTCTTGACACCATCTAAATTTGTTGATATTATTTAAGGTATGAAACAATATGTGATTTATGGTACTATCCATAAAATGGATTTGGCGCCATCTGATGTTTGCTCACTTTGTAAAAAATCTCACAATGCGGATTTAGTCCAATTTCAAAATATGGCAAACGAAAATGAAATGATTTTAGCTGGAGGACCTTGTGCCGCGAAAATTATCTTTGATGCTGGCACAAAATCACGTTCCAATACAATTATACGCATCGGAGATTTGATCAAAAGCATTCGATTGAGGATTTCTTCAGCAATTACATATAAACAAAAAAATGAACCCCTTCCAGAATACATTCGGAGGCGTGGGTTAAATTACGATACGTATGTACAAGAGCAACTAGAAATGATGAAAGCAGTCCAAAAAGATAATATTTTATGCTTGCAAGATTCTACCATATGTGCTAATATAAAAACATGAAGAAGTTATTTTTAATCTTTTTTGCGGTAATCCCAACACTACTTGCAAATTGTGGGAAAAGTAATGAATTAAAAAAGCATACTACAATGGCATTAGGTGTGAAATTTGATACAAATAATCCAAGAGTAATAAAAAGTACAGTGAAAGCTTTACAATATTGGGAACAGGTGGTAGATTTTTATTGGTTTGACGATGAAAATGAAGCCACTTGTTCCATTGATATTTCGGTCACTTTCAATAAAGCTTTTTTTAAAGGTATTACAACTACTGCTGATGGTAAGAAAAAATACAATTATATTGTAGCGTTAACTGATAACATTTATAATCCAGAATTTCATGGAAATATGTTTTTAAATAGGTTTATGGTTGATGAAATGTCTGATGCAGAATTAGATGAAACAATCAAACATGAATTAGGCCATGAATTTGGTTTATTAGATAATCATAATCCAAAATCTCTTATGAGGTGGATTGGTTTTGGATCATTTATATTAACACCTCAAGATATCAATAATCTTAAAAAATTACATGCATTAAAATAAAAATAGAAATAAATGGTATTTAAAAAATGACTTTATTGATTGTTTGTACTGTGATTTGGATTGGTTCTTTTATTTGGTGTATTTTCGCTCTGTTGAATTTGTGGAAAAAGGCATCAAGTAAATAAATAAGAATGGTAAATCAAAATCAGGTTGTTAAACCCAAATCTTACGTTCTAAATGATTTAACAATCTATCCAAATGCTCATGATCCTATTACCTTGAAATATAGGTTTTTGGAAATGAATATTATGGAAGACTTGTTTACTAATTCTGTGAATGCTGATTTATTAATTTCCGATGCTAATAATATCATCCAAAATTATCCCATTACAGGTTTTGAGAAAATTTCGGTAAATTTTACAACACCTGGGGGAGAAGTATACCAAAAAAAATTTCGGATCTATAAGATATCAAAACAGCAACCCATTCGAGAAAGAGAGCAAGCTTTCATTTTACATTTGGTTTCGGAGGAAGAAATTCAAAATTATAAAATCCGAGTTTCAAAAGCATATGTAGGAAAAACCATTTCTGATATTGTGGATGATATTCAAAAAAATTATTTACAATCCAAATTATATGCAAATGAATCCACCAAATATCTACAACATATTGTTATACCAAATTTATTACCATTTGATGCGATTCGGTGGTTAACAACAAAAGCAATATCTGGAAATACAAATTCACCATCATATTTGTATTTTGAAAATAAAAATGGTTATAATTTTGTAACTTTAGATAGTTTGGTAATTCAACCATCAGTAGTCACATATAATTACCAACCCACTAATTTAGCAAATATTAATCCATCTTTTCAAGCAATCCAATCATTTTCATATGATTGTATGTTTGATATTTTGGAAAAGATTCGGAATGGTATGTATGGTGGTAATTTGCAAACTTATGACATCCTGAAAAAAGAATATAAATCATTTCCGTTTCGATATAATCAAGATTGGTATAATTCAAGAAATCATCTTCATCCTATTAAATCTAAAAATCCAATCACTGGCCAAACTGGTCCAACATTTTTACAGAACCAACAGCAAGAATTAATGAATCCAAATAGTATTCAAAGATTTTTACCAATAACACACGGTCAACAATATGATAGTAAAATGGAACAAGTGGTAATGGAAAGAATTTCACGTTTGGAACAAATGCATTGGTTAACATTAAATTATACTATTCCGGGTGATACTTCCAGAACAATTGGTGAAGTAATAACATTTAATCAACCATCAACAGAACCTTTAACTAAAGATAGTCAAATACCAAATTATTATTATTCAGGTAAGTACTTGATTACATCTTTAAGGCATTTGATTAACCAGGATGAACATGTAACGGTAATGACCTTATCAAGAGAATCACATCCTATACCAATTCCATAAATTTTATGTGGTTATTTATTTTTTGCGGTTGTTTAGTCATATTGTTAATTTGGACTAGTTTGCAGAAAAATATATGAAAATTATTGCATTATTTTTTACCTTATCGTTTTTATTATCACTGTACGTAGTGGTTGAGGTGAAGGCCGGGAAGCTGATAGACGCCGCACCGCTCCCGTTATCAGCAAAAAATTCTTTTTTGCTAAAAGGATATGTACCAAATATCAATGTTTGTACGAATGATTTTAGTGATGTAGAAATCCTCGAATTAAAGATGGCTACAAATGTTTGGAAAAATGTTGTTATTGTTAATTTTTCAATTGATAATCCACAACAAAATTGTGATTATTTAATGAGTTTTGTTAATAATCGTTTCCTAGAAAAAGATAATATAGCAGAAACTTGGCTAGATTTTAGTGGAACACGTCCTCTTTGGATTACATGGTATAGTAGAATGTGGTCGAATTCACATAAACCGAGTAAATTAAAGTTAATTATGATTCATGAAATTGGCCATATGCTAGGATTAGATGATTTAATGGAAAATGTTAAGGATATCATGTTTGCTGTCCAAAATGACCAAAAAACATATCTCATTTCTTCTTATGATTTACATCATATTTCTAAAACTTATTTGGTAAAAACTTTCAAACCTTATGTTATCCAATAATATTAACGAGTATACCAATTTTCTTGGTAAGAGTGGATTATATTGGTTTATCGGTAGAGTAATTGATAGACAAGATCCCCTTAAAATTGGTAGAGTTAGAGTTAGAATTTATGGAATACATTCTAATGATTTAAATTTAATTGATTATGACCAGCTACGGTGGTGTATGGTTATGGGATCAATTAACGATCCTGCCACTTCTGGTTTCGGTAAAAGTCCAGTAGGACTTGTGCCTGGTTCGGTTGTAATTGGATTATTTTTAGATCATGACCATATGCAAGAAGGATTAGTAATTGGTTCTCTTTATGGTCTTCCTACACAAAATGCAAAATCAACATTACCATTTGGTGATCCAAGAGATACAGATAAACTCATTGAAAAACTTGCAAGTGCTCCAAGAAAAGTAGCAACCTATTCTTATGCGTATGATGGTTCAGGTGTAACATTTTCACCAGAATCTCAAGGTCAAAATTATCCAAGAGAAAATAATAGAAATGATACTGTTTTATCTGATGGGAATGATTTATCTCTGCTTTCTACTGGTGATAATCTTCAAAAAACAATAATTGGAATTAAAAAGAATTCCAGGGATATGAATGTCCAAAGTGCTTTTGGTATTCAATGGTCCGAACCAGAAGTATTAGATAATCCAATTTATCCATATAATTTGGTATATCAAAGTGAATCAGGTACATATTCAGAATATGATTCTACACCAAATGCAGAAAGAACCTCTTTTTTTGATCGTAGTGGTTCATGGTGGAGTTACAATACTGATGGTACATTTGTCGAAAAATTTGGCCAGGATAAGTATTCAATCAATTGTAAAGATGAATATCTTCATAATTGTGGAACAAAAAATGAAACAATTGGTAAGGATTCAAATGAATTCGTGGAAGGATCAAAAAATGTTGAAGTTACTCAAGATTTAAAAATAACAGTCCATCAAAATGGAAACATTGTTATTGAAGGAGATGCTAACATTACTATTGATGGAAATGTTATAATGAATGTGTCAGGTGATGTAAATGCTATGGTAAATGGTAAATTAACTGCTACTGCTAATGAGATTGATTTAAAAGCAAATGGTGATATTAATTTGACCGCTGGTGGTAATTTGAATTTTAAAGGAACTAAGATAAATTTGAATTAAATGAAAAATTATAATCAAGATGATTTTTTACAATAATAAAAACTGTTAGTTTATGGATATTATTAAGATTAAATTTTTATTAAAAGGTATTAAATTTAACTAACAAAATGAAAAAATGGAGTAAACCAAAAACAGTATGAGAATAATTTTTATTGATGGCCAATCTTATTGTATTCCGGAATGGTTTTATAAGGAGTTATCGGATTATATTGCTTCTTGGAAAACACCCATAGATAAACCAAAATTTTTTAAGAAATTTTATCAATTATGGAATAAATGGATGGTAGATATTCATGCCAAACGTAGCCCGGCAGACTGATACAACTTCACAAGGAAATACCATTATACAAGGCTCTCCAAATGTTTTTGTTAATGAATTACCGATTGCAAGATTAGGAGATTCCGTCACTAGTTTATCAGTAAAAATTGTAGCAGGTTCTCCCACTGTATTTGCAAATAATTTACCGGTAGCTAGAATTGGTGATCCTACAGCAATAGATAATATTATAACTGGTTCAGAAAACGTATTCTCAAATTAAAATGGAAATAAAAATATATTCTCCTGAAGAAATTAAACTATCCGGAGAAAAACATCGAAAAGAACGTCCAATCCATTTTTTCTTTCATCGAATTTTACCGAGAAAATATCGTATCATTAAAAGATATTTTAATGATTTTTACTGGGAAATTCGTTGGAGAACTACTAACCGATATAATGTTGTCAAAATACCAACTTTAAAACCTGGTTATTATGATAAGGATAGAATTTTACTTCATGCTTCTTTTGCATTATTGGTAGATTTTGTTGAGCATGAAAAAGCTTGTATGCAATCCTGGCTTTGTAATGAGAAAAAAACAAAACAAAATGCTGTTGAATTAGGGTTAAAATATCTAGATTGGGAAATTGGTTTAAAATATGGTCCAGATGATTTTACACCAGAAGATGATCCAAATTATGGTCAACCTACACCGCAATCTAAAAATTCTTTAGAAATTAAAGCTTTATATCTATGGTGGAAATCATATTTAATTCGAGAAAAAGAATTTTATGAAAATTACGATTATACATTTGAAGAAGAATTGAATTTTTACCATGAAGCAGATGAAATGTTAGCAAGATTGGCAAAAGTCCGTGGATCTCTTTGGACTTAAATCACTCCCTAAGTAATTAAAACCGATTCTCTAAATATAATAGAAAACTATTCTATGAAGAGAATCCTACCACTATTGTTATTATGTAGTTCTGTTATATTTGCTCAATTTTCACCTGGATATAACTGGCCAGGAGATATCAATTTTACTGGCAAAATTACAACCTTAAATGCCAAAGAAACCGCTCCAATTAGACCAGTTACTTCCGATCCAGCCACTTGTGATGCTACCAATAGAGAAATTATATTAAATACCACTTCATGGCAATTAAAAGTTTGTAGTACTACAAATACTTGGACAGTAATTACAGGAACTGGTGGTAGTGGTGGGGGTGGTACATATGTGTTACCAATTGCTGGTCCTACTACTTTAGGTGGTGTTAAAATTGGGTCAGGAATTGCAGAAGCAATTGATGGTACAATTTCTCTTTCAGGTACATATTCTTTAGGTACAAATGGTGCAATTACGGTTACAAAGGTTGCTGGAACTGGTGGAACTACAGCAAATACTTTAGTGCAATTAACATCAACAAATAAAGTAGTTACCTCTACAATTGGTACCAGAGGTTATGGTATTGCATTAACTACCCAATCTTCTGGTCAAAATGTAGAAGTTGCTATTTCTGGAACTGTACAATGTCTAGCAGATAATGTTACTACAATTGGTGATATTGCTATTGCTGGTACAGCATTTTCTGGTTATTGTCGAGATTCTGGAACAAATAATGTTAATACCATTTCCTCAAATGTTAATATAGTAGGTATTATTACCCAAGCAGTTTCGCAAGGTCAATTAGTTACTATTCAATTGGTAAATCCTTTAATCAATGGACCAAATCCAGTACTTATGGTAGGAGATACTGGTGCCGGTGGTGTAGCTGGTGCGGTTGCTGCGCCAGCAGCGGGTGATGCTGCTATTGGTAAATTTTGGTCCGCGGCTGGTGTATGGGCTGTTCCTAGCTTTACATCTGGTATGGCTTCAGAATTTGGTGATTGTAAGGTAACAAGAATTTCCAGTACACAAGTTTCTGTAGGACCTAATAATTCACCAACAAATGCTTGTATTATTAATTTTGGTTCTACCACTTACCGGATTACAAATCCTGCAACAGTAAATTTATCAGGATCAACAACCGGAGTTTTATATTTTTGGATTGATAATACAGGCTCTATTGACGTTGGATATCCTACTGATGCAACTGTAACATGTACAAATTGTACAACTTTAACAGCCACATCTTTTCCAAATGATGTAATTACTTTAGGAACAGCTACCTATACATCAGGATCCTTTGACACAACCGGAGTTACGGATTATAGAGCGATTTATGATAAAAATAATATAACTGCTGGAATTGGGATTCAAACAACCGAATCTGGAACATCTACAACAATATCTTTAGATTCTACTATTGCAACTACCTATCAAAGTGGTACCGGTGTACCAAGTAATTCCACTTGTACTGCAATTGGTCAATTATATATTCAAAGTGGTTCTTCTACCAACCATTTTTATCAGTGTAGTTTCAATGGATCATCTTTTTCATGGTATCAAATAGATCAAACAAATGTACAAACAGGATCTAATGTAGCCTCGGCCACTACAATTACACCTACAGGAACAATTTTCCATATTACTGGTACCTCACCAATTACTACTATAAATTTACCTGCATCTGGATTCGTTGGATGTTTAGATATTTTGGCAGATGGTGCATGGAGCACAACCAATTCTGGAAATATTGCTACGATAATTTCAACAGCGAATGTTGGAAGTCTATATAATGCCTGTTATGATGGAACAAAATGGTATTTCAAATAAAAACATGAAATTCATATCTAAGATTTTATTTTTTCTATCTCTTTCAATTTTTTGTACAGCTTCAAATATACCCATTACTAATCTTGGTGTATCTAATACACAAGCAGTTTTTAAATATGATTCAACTGTTACAAATGCATGTACATTTAATGTAATTGATTCTAATTCGGGAATAATAAATGATGTAAACTCTACTTTATTTCCTGGTTCAAATATTGATAATAGAAATGGAAGTTTAGATTATGGAAAATTAAGAATAATTGTTATTGGAGAAAAAAATTCAGATAAAGCAAATGATGGTAAACTATATTCCAGAGCATTACAAGCCGATTCTTTATATACATTAACTGTTACTTGTGGTTCTGATATAGGAACATTAAAATTTAAAACTAAAACTATTCCTTTAGGTAATTCTTCACCAAATCCTTACCCATATAATACTGATGGTTATGGTAATTATGGATATCCTACAGTGGATTATTCAGATTTAACTAAAACTTATATTGATCCAGAAACTGGAATATTATTAAAACGGATGACTTCACCAGGCTATGGTAGTCCTCAAATTCATAGTGATATTTTCCCATTATATTCTTATACTGTAAATTCAAGCACATCTTGGATTAATATTCAAAATTTATTATCAAATGATAGTCAATATGCTACTTTTAGTGGATCAGGTGGTATCAACGATGCCTTGTTTATTCCAACACCAATGGCAGAAGCTCAAAGAGCATATATAAATTTTCAGGAAAACTATATTGATGATATCTTAATTAAAATTCGAGGATTCGGAAATCAAACAAATTCTATTGATCGGGCTGTAAATGTATGTATTACAATTGATGCTGGCCAAACTTGTACTGGTAATACATTAACTCTTGTTTTACCACAAACTACAGCAGGTGATATCACCGGTCCTAATAATTTTGCAACACCATTTTTTGATGGTTGGGGTTCACCAAATATTCAAATTCCATCATTTACAGCAGATTTTTCCTCGGCGGCTACTATGTCTGCCAATGGTACTACGGTTATTAATACCACACCATTATTAGTTGGTTTATTTGCTTATTCGTTTCCGGATGTACTTAAATCTGGAGATAGAATTAAAATTGCTGGAAGTAATCCAACTTGTCCAAATAATGATTGTACAATATCTTCCTATATAGATCCTCAACATATTACCTTATCTCAAAATTTAGGCTCTGGTTTTACGGGATTTTCTACTACACTTTCTTCTGGTATTTCTTCTGGGGCAACATCAATAACATTAACCAATACAACTGGTTTAATAAAGAATTATGCTGTTACACCTATTTGGATTATAACAATTGGATCAGATAACATTCGTTGTACTGGATTAACAGGAAATACATTATCTGGATGTACAGGAGTAAATAATACTCATAATTCTGGTGATACAGTCACTAGCAATTCCTTTATTTTAAATAATTTTGGTTTTAAAATATGGAAACAATCTGGTACAGGAAGTATTTCATTAGATTCGGTGAAATATTCTTATGGAAGTTCGGCTGATTATAATGTAGGTTTTGAAGGTGAAGGATTAATTTGTTCTGGTTCTACAGTCACATCAACATACGCCGCTGATGGAACAACAGTATTAACAACACCATTACAAGGAAAGACTTGTATTATTTCCGATAAATGGACAAATCCATTTCTGTGGTTTTTTGCTCCATCTACTGGTGAAATGCGACCAATTGCTAGATTATCTGCTGATGGTGTAACACAAGACACAACCAATCCTTTAAAATTTTATCAATATAATGCTAGTACTGGTATAATTTCGGATTGTATGTATGATTCTGTAAATGGTAGATTTCGATCATTACCATTAGACTATAATGTATCTACAAATCCTTATCTTACTTGTGGTACAAACTTAACACCAGGATCTGGAAATGATGTAATTTCTCAAATCCAAACGAAATATCCGCAAATTGACATGTCCTATTTTGGTCATCCGCAATTCGTTAGTATTTTAGGAAATATTGCTACTTTTGAATTACAAGGAATTCAAAATGGTTTAACTTGGGGATGTTATTTTGATATGACACAACCATCTGGTTCTCAGTTAAAATCTTGTACAAATAGTTGGGATACCTGGCCACTTCGATGGGGAGGCATTCATGGAGGATTTGGTAATCGTACTACAGATGGTTGGTTAACTTGGTCATTAGCTGGAACTTTAAATGCACCAAATACTGCTGATATTGGAGAATATACTGTAGATATTAATAAGATCTATAATAATAGTAATTTAACTTCCCTAAGTCCTACATTTACTGATCCATTAACATGTGAACAATTAGGAGTTATTGATGCAAGATGGTTACAGGCTGGTGCTACAGGGAACAATTGCATCAAGATAAACATTTCTAGAGAACCTGTTAATAAAAATCCAAATACTTTGGATTTAACTTCCCTACCTACAGGTGGAACACGACCAAAGGCATGGATTCATAATTCGGTTGCTTGCGGCGGTGATGGTACTACTGCTAATTGTTGGGGATATTTGCAACCAATTGAAGAAGGTGATTGGTTACGAGATTTAGCAGATTTAAATTTGCCTTTAAATGGCGAAAGATTTTTAGTAGCAAAAAAGACTACTTTAGTTGATGGAAGTATTGATTTGGTATTATCACGTGCAGCATCAGCAAATCCTATTCCATATTGTGTAGGTGACAAAGAATCACATACTTCTGGGTTTTCTTTATTAGTTGATTTGCCTTATGGATGTAATGGTAATGAATATTGGACAAATGTCAATGATTCTACAAAGACCATTTATGCTGATAATCCGGCGGCATATGCGGCTCATACAAATTTAACATATGATGCTAATTCCAAAGTGTTTACACAATGGACTCCAAATGCAATTAGTCTTGGTGGTTTTGGTGCAGATTATGGATTTGGATATGGAGTAAGACATGGAAACGTACCATCTTTCTTTTCTAAATCAAATGATTTCGGTTTAGGAAGCGGATATACATTTTCAGGTAATCAATTTGGAACATTATTACTCCAAACACATCCTGGTGATTTAATTACTTATAATACAAATGGTAATGAATTTCAATTTGGATTAGATGGTCGACCATTTGGTGGTGGAGGTGGTGGTCAGACACTAGCATGGAATCATAGTTATACTTTGGTAGGTGGTACTACACATGTTTATAAAGTAAGTTTACCATTACAAGTACCAAATGGATCACCAATTACAGAGACTGGTGTGGAACGTAAGAAAATGGAAACATATGCATGGTATGCTCATACACTTTTAAAGGATATAAGTGGTCCTGGTTCAACAATTACAGATTCTGATTTGGATTCGTATTGTGTAGCTGATTTACCAGGAGAATGTGTTCCAGGATCCAGTAAAGATGATGAATATGTTAGTATTTTAAATCCAGATATAAGTGCTCAATCTTGTTTGGTCCAGATGACTGATAGGACACCTTGTATTGTATCCGCACCAAGAGTGGCTGGAAGATATACTCAATATGATATTACTCGGGCTGATCCTTCGGGAGCAAATCATCGAATTATTACGAGTTTATTAGGTGGTGTTGGTACAACGGATAATTTTGCCAATGTCCATGGTACAGATGGTACAGATTGGATTTTTGGAGAAGGATATTGGATTAATGGTGTGAGGAGTATGATTTGGGGAGCCAAAGTTCCATCGTGGAGACAGGATTCCGTTTATCGTGGAGATTATGTCTATATTCCTATAGATTTAAAAGGTAATACAGGTGATTCAATTCGGATTAGGTTTGGTTATAATACCAATTTGTTTTGTACTACCAGAAATGAACAATGTTCCACTAATGGAATTAAAACAGAATTTGCTTGGTTATCAGAAACACCAAATTGGGTAAATTGTGATACCAATTGTACTGTCAATATTCCAGCTTATAGTACCAATGTATTATATTATGTAGTGGATCGTAAGAAATCAGATGGTACCATAATTAGTTCACCAATGCAATTAATTATGGTACCATAATTATAGGGTTGAAAATATTCCATTAAGTTTTTTATTAATCTTTCAGCTTCGGCTATTTGATTAACAGATAAATTTTTTTCATAATTTAGGATATCTTTAGCTTCCTCAAAGATATCCATAACATCACCATCATATTGTTCAAATCTATATAAAAATTTAACCAACATAAAGGCAATTTTGCGTTTTTCGCGTTCACTTTTTGTCATATTTTAAATACTCCAATTCAACCAAAGTTGATTGTTATTTTGTATATCTAAAATATATCAAATTTGGTATGATTTCTCAAGAGGAAAATCCAAAAGAATTTACTTGACTTTCATTATCACCAATAGATAAAATGATATAGATTTATGAAACGTTTTGAAATATACGATCATTCATCCAAGCAGCCAAATGGTGTTGGATTTAATACAATGTATGATTATTCAAGGTTTTTGAACAAGAAAGAAAATCGAAAAGAGTTGGAATGGTCTATGGGATTTTTATTTCGTTTGAAAACTGATGGTAAACTGTATTTTTTAAGACAGAACTGGTAATTAAAATTTCCATATTTTCTTCTTGACTTTTTATACCAAATTTGATACTCTAAAACTTGCAGGAGATGAAAATGGAAAGGAATTATTTGTGAAACCTTACAAATATTGGTTAAAACTTTTAGGAATTGCACTATTGATTATTCCTATAGCATATGTTATATTTATTTTGATCCCTGTCGAATAAAAGGAAAAATTTTATGTTCATGCTTTTGGTGAAGTATGCTATTGCTCTAATTTTTTATTTAGGTATGATATCTTGTTTGGTATCAGGAATATTTGGTCTTATGCTGTTTATTGCTCATTTTGCAACTAAGGAAAAAAATGTCTAATAACGAAGTTGTTTGGCAATTGATCGACTGGCATTTTGAGGCGCTTGATTAACGAAATGAGTCAATTGAAAGTACATTACGTATTAGATCCAACTTGTATCTGTGGTCATGCAAGAAATCAGCATGTTCAAGTAAACACTGAAATCTACAACAACGTCTCTTACGATATTGTAAGAGAGGAAATAATATTTCCTGAAGGTGTTTTGCTTTTTATTGGCAGTTGTTGGAAATGCGAATGTTCCGATTATCGGGTACAAGCGAATTAAAAATGATTGGAAAAGGAATGAGATTGTAAAAAGATATCCTGATACTCATTTTATTTTGGAAGGTTGGCCAAAGAAAATAACAATATGACACTTTTACAAATTTATATTACATTATCTACAATTATTATATTTATTCTTGCGATTATTTGGACAAAAAAGGCTTTTCTTAATCTCATAATAAAAATAGTTTTTTTTATTGTCTCAATATTTGGTTTTTTTAATTTACTTCAAATATTTGGTTATATTATCAAAAGGTAAATATGATACTTCAAAAACCAATTAATATAATCCACTTTTTCCTGATAATATAACCTTACCGGTAAACAAACCAAGTACTCCAGAAGATGTTTGACCACTGGATAAATCCATCGGGGGTATGAATATTTCACTAAATGAGGTGGTTGCGCTGGTTGGTTGAATAGCTACATACTCTCCTGTTGGTGACTCTGCCATATTAGGACTATCCCAACTGGTTGTATTATATGCTGATCCCGGATTCGTCACCGTTCCGCCATTCGTCCCGCTGGCGAAGCCGTTCACTTTCATCGAAGCGGTGGAGTAATGAATCGTATAGGTGACGGTCGTTTGCTTCGGCGTATTCCATGTCAGTTCATATTTCGTTCCCGTGTGAGTCGCGGTGATATTCGAGACATAGTTATCAGGCTCTCCGCTAGTATCGGTGTCGAGGTAAACATTCGCCACATTGCATGTCACCGGCAGCGTGGGAGGCGTCGGCGGATACATCGCGATATAGAATCGCGTCATGCCGTCGTAGTAGTGGACCGGCGCTCCTGTCGTGGGATTCACCCACTCCGGGTCATCGGGATAATTGGTGTTGGGGTCATCGCCGACCTTGTGCGATGGTACGCGATTGAACTCGAAAAGCACCCAACGCCCCGCATAGAAAGCGGGCGAGGTCTGATGATAGTAGTGTTGGCCTTGGTAGGCTGGCTGCACATCGCCATGCTGCTTGACGTAAGTGCCCATGTCGAGATTGCCGC